GCGTTTCCAGCAGCCTACGCCTGGAGTCTTCCAACTCCTTGAGCGCCAACTCCTCGGCACTGGGCACCTGATACCAGGACTTCACATAATTGACGGTTTGTTTGAGCATTACAGTTACTCCGGTGGTTGATGATGTGCCACAGTGTATCACACCTGTTTGATGAACACACCTTCTTTTGTCAGATAGCCTTTGCGGTCTTTGATCTCGTTGTAGGCACCCTTGAGGCAGTCCACCAGATTGATGTCCAGCACAGCGCACACCATGATCAGGGTGACCACGATGTCACCCACGGCGTCCTTGGCCTCGTCAATGTTTTTCTTGTTGATTGCATCGAGCAACTCGGTGACTTCCTCAAGGGTTTTGATTGCCTGCGACATTGCTGTGGCGTTCTGCACGATGCCGCGAGCCTCACCCCACTGCACCACTTTCATCTCAACTTTTGCGTAACTCATTTCAGTGTCCTTTCGATTGGCGGTATTGTTTGACTGCACTGCGAAGCCCCGCTTGCGTGGTGGCTTTCTCATCCAAGGCTATCGCCTGCGCCTGATCCAGCGTGTCCTGCATCAGGATGCGGTGACAGATCACCGGCACTCCCTGACCCTGGCGGCGCACCCGAGCGTTGAACTGCTCGTACAGGTCAAGGCTCCAGTTGAGGCCGTACCAGACGAGGATGTGGCCGTTCTTTTGGAGGCCGTCGATGCCGTGACCCATGCTGGCCGGGTGGCCGATCATCAGTTGGCAGTCGCCAGTTTTCCAGCGGTGCATGGCGTTGGTCAGTGACGCCTCGCTCTTGCACTCGGTCAGGTTGATCGGGTCGAGGTGCTTGAACTTGTCCATGATCCGCTGGGCGTCTGAGCGGTAGGCGTAGGCGCACAGCACCGGGCTGCCCTGGGCTTCGTCGAGAATGTCCTCAAGCGCCTCCAACTTGAGGTCATGCACCGGCTCCCACAGCGGCATCCCGGCCACCGGATACATGGCCCCGTTGGAGAATTGGAGGCACTTGTTGGTCAGCGCCGCTTGGTTAAACGCCTCGACTTCCTTGCCGCTGTCGAGCACCAAGAAGAACTCGCGCTCCAGCTTCTCGTATTTGGCCCGCAGGTCGTCGGGCATCTCGATCTCGATGTTGTTGACCATGAGGTCGGGCAGCGGGTTGTAGTCCTCCGCTGACATCTCAAGGGTGATGTCTCCGATCAGCTTCTTGATCGTGTCCTCGGTGTCTTCGTAGGGCACCTCCTTGTACGGCCCCACCTTTTTGTAAAATCGGGTGCGAAAGGCCGTCTTGCTGGTGCCCAGGCGCTCACCCCTGTCCACCACAAGGAACTGACCGTGGAGGTCTTTGTAGCCGTTGCTGGCAGGCGTCCCCGTCAAGCCCGTCGTCCAGTCGAACTTGTCAGCGATCTTGCGAAACGCCTTGACCCGGTTGGTCGCGCTGTTCTTCATCTTGCTGATCTCGTCCCAAATGATGCCGTTGAACGGCAGCGGTCGCTCCTTCTTGACGAAGTAGGTCTGGAGTGTCTCGGCCAACCAGCCCAGGTTCTCATAGTTGATCAGGTACACATCAGAGGGCCGCAGCAGCGCCCTGGTGCGTTGATCCTTGGTGCCGGTGACCATGCTGAACTTCAGGTGCTTGGTCTGCTCCCACTTCGCAGCCTCCTGCCGCCAGACCAGCCGGATGACGCGGATCGGGGCCACGATGATCACGCCCCGCAGGAAGCCCGTGCGAAGCAGATGCGCGAGGCTGGTCAGCGTAATGACCGTCTTGCCCAGGCCCATGTCGAGCCACAGCATCGACGAGGGGTGGGTGCATTGGAAGTTGACAGCCTTTTGCTGGTAGCCGTGGAGCAGGTCAGGGGTTAGCATCTCTGACCTCGCAGGTAAACCCGCAATCCGCTGGCATATCTTGTTTGAACCGACCGCGATTGGGCGCTAACTCGTCCAAGTAAACCGGCCCATCGCCGTCCTTGTTGACAGCGTGACCAATCAACCGCTCGAGTTTTGCCATCTTGTCGAATCGGTCTGGAAAGTCCTTGCGAATCTTGTTCCAATAACCCATCCCCCCCTTCACACAACCAATACAGTTGTTGTTGGAATAGCCAAGGTGGTACATGGCTGGCAACTGCAACCCCAGTTGTGTCAAATGCGCGTAGCAGTCTTGTTTGGTGATGCCGTTGTCAATCAAGATGAAGTCTTCCCGCACATCGTTGTTGCCATCAATGAACCGATCTGCGCGGTCTTGTTCCTCAACGGTGTAACCAAACACTTGAATGTCGCCAGGTCGCTGGTACGCTTTCCGCATGTCTTTTTTCAAGATCATGGTGCAAGGTGCGCCCTCTTTTCCCTTGATGAACTTGCGCTTGGTGAACACCTCATAGATCGACCCCTGATGCTTTTCATCCATGATGACTTTGACGGGGATGCCAGTCACACGGGTGAAGTCGTCAAGAAACCGCAAGTTGTCTTCGTGTTCTTCAACCACTCGACAGTAGATGGCCTCAATGTCGCCGTATTTGATAGCGGCAAGGATCGTAGCAACTGCACTGGCGGCACCACAAGAAAACCATGATATGACTCTCACGATTTCGGCACCCAGAACCTGTCGATTACCCACTTGCCTGTGGTCACATCGTCCACCACATACACCTGAACCCCGTGACCCCGCATACGGTTATGCTCGCGCTCCTGAGCAGGCGTGGGCTTCATGCCCTCGCGCTTGAACTCGATGAAGAAGACCTTGCCATCGGGCCGGATGAACATGCGGTCAGGCACAGCCATCCGGGCAGGGCTGGTGAACTTGTACACCAGCAGGCCGCGCTCTTTGGCGTAGTCGCAGACCTTGGTTTCAATCTGTTTCTCGAGCATTGCGGTTCTCCAGTTGGATGAGCAACTCAATGTAGTGCTTGGCCTTCTCAAGATCGGCAATGCCGTTCTTCTTGCGCCAGCGGCTAACGTACTTGATCACGTTGCCTTCGAAGTAACCCAGCGCGTTGGCGTAGATGTACTCGACGGGCTGGATCGGCAGATCTTTGTAGTGACTGCCTGCGACTTGCTTGTTCAAAGCATCCAGTTCTTCAATGCTCATTTCAGTAAATTCACTGCTCATCTTGCTGCTCCTGCTTGGTCAGTTCAATGAACCGCTCCAGCGATTCCCTAGTAAATACATACTGCTCAGTGAACTTGCTGAAGTCGCGATACGACGACCGCGATTCAATGTGCCCACCGGCTTCCAGCACCTTGGTGCTCAAGCTAGACCCAGACATAGCTTCTCCACTTCTCTGATGTAGTACTCAAACTCAACGGGCAGCGTGGCGTCCTTTATGTCGTTGCAGACCTGCACGCCCCAGCCACTCTCGACGCCAATCTTGCGCCACTCGGTCTTGTCCTTCAGGGGCGGCATCCACTTGAACAGGGGCTTGCCACCCTGGGCGATGTAGTACCGCGAGGTGTTCTGCACCCTGCCGTCGCCCCACTGAAGGTAGCTCGACCTGGGCACCTTGGTACGCAGCATGAAGTCCATGATGTCGGGCCACTGCTGCACGGTCTGCCGGATCGGAGCACCCTCGACCAGCACCTTCTCGGCCACCTTGGCGATCACCAGCCCGCCGGCGTTCTGGTGCCACTCCATGTCGTACTCGTAGGCGCCCTTGCGCTTGACAGAGCCATCCTCGTACTGCCCGATGTAATTGTTCACGTCCCGGATGAACACACGCTTGTAGATCGCTTCCTCGAGGTTCAATCCGGTGCGCGTCTGCCAGGCTGCGCGGGCCACGTCCACGAGCCACTTGTTGGCCCTGGGCACCCGCACGGTCAGGCCGTCGGTGTTCACTTGGATCAGGCGCAGCCCGGGGATGTGCATCAGCCCCTCGGCCAGCAGGCACAGCAGCAGTTGCCCGTTGAGCGTGATGGTCATCGTGTACAGCGGGTCGTAGAACACGCTGAACTGGTTGTTGCTGTCGCCGTACACCCCGTTAAGCGCCAGCTTGAGCATCGCGCTTTCTGCGGACTTCTTGGGGTACTGCTTGCGCTGCTCGAACAGGTGCTTGTAGATCGTGACGAAGGTGCTGCCCAAGTGCGCTGGGTGGAACCCGTTCACGATGGCCAGATTCGGGTAATAAGAAGTAACGTCGAGATCAACAATGATGTGATCATCGTCAGACTCGATGACTTCCGACTCCACTGAACCGTGTATGCCGCCAAGGCCAAATACAAAAGTAAAGCCGTCAATGGTAGCGGTGAGGTCATTGAACACTCCCTTGGTTTCCGTGATCACTTGCCCCCTGAGCCAGCCCAGCACCCGGTTGAACTCGGGCTGCTCAAACGCGATCCAGGGCAGGATAGCGTCCTTGAGCGCGATGCTCGGGCGCCTGGTCTGCCTGGGTGTGCGCCCCTTGCTGCCGTAGTCGTAGCAGGCGACGCCGGCCTCCTCGAGCTTCATGACGAAGTAGTCCTTGCCGATCTTCGTGTCGTTGTGATTGATGAAGTCGCGGCTGTACTTGTGCGTAAGCTCCTCGCGGAACTTGAGCATACTGAAGGTGTGCTCGTAGAACGCCTTGGTCTGCGCCACATCGTGCGCGTTGTAACGCTTGAGCACCGGCACCTGGGCCTGCGTCAGCGTGGTGCCCACCGGGAACGGCAGGTCTTCAATGTTGTCGCTACGCATGTTGAACTCCAATACCTTCAGACTGGTGGCCCGGGCCTTGTTGTCAAAGTGGTGAATCTTGAACAGGTCGATCTGCGGCACGAAGCGGTCAGACGGGTTGATCTGGTGCGCCCACTTGCCGTCACCCTCGTCTTGCGAGTTGATGATCGACATCGCCTTCTGATACAGCGTGGGCGCGTCTGAGCGGCCCATGCGGATCAGCGTATGCAGGACGGGGTAGTCGAACCCTAGGTTATTGAACCCGACCATCCGGGCATCCGTATCCTTGAGATACTGGAGAAACGCGACGATGTCGCGGGAGTCGTTGCGCCAGTCGCTGATCTCAAAAGACCAACGTAGCGGCGCTTGTGAATGCTCCACCGCCAGCGTGAAGACGTTGGGGTAGGTTTCGATGTCGTACACATAGTCGTTACTCATTACGGTTACTCGATGGGGTGGGGCCTACTCGCTGCACTGGTGGGATTTGAACCCACGGTCTTCCCTCAAGGGGGTGCTCTACCTGGCTAAACTACAGCATCCGCTTTCGGCCCCAAAAACTTACTGGCTCATCATGAAGGGCGGCAGGCCCGCAGGAAACGGCGCAGCAGGCATCGCAGGCGCACCTTGAGGCGCAGCACCGAACATTCCAGCCGGAGCAGTCGCAACCGCACCGAATAAGTTAGACGCATCGACGGCTCCTTCACCGAATGCAACATCATCACCAGCAAACTGAACAGCGATCAGGTCGCAGCGGATGCCACGACCATGCTTGTTGTCTTGCAGCCAAGGCTTGACCGCAGCGTTGACCCGGCAACCGCCGTACATCTTGCGGGCAAGCTGCTGGTAGGCCATCGTGTTGGTCGGATCGATGGGCTGACCGTCAGCTTGGATCATCTGTGGCTGGGAGTCCCGGCCAGCAGTAATGAACACATGGCCGGCGTAGCCGTCGTAGGGTTGGAAGGTTTTCTTGTTGACCTTCTCCTCACCACGACCGTAGCAGCGGGTCTTGCGGTCGCCTTGGATCATGCCCATGACGGTCTGAGCGTGTTCTTTCCACTTGTCCAGTGCCAAGGCGCCATACTTCTGCATGAACTGCTGGAAGCCAGCGTGATCCTGCGGCATGATGAACTCGCAGTTGTACGAGATGCGCTCCTTGCCAGTCTGCTCGTTGACCTGGCGCTGAGGTTCAGCGAGGTGGGGGAAAGACAGGCGGACATTGGACAGAAAAATGATGTCGGACATTACAGTTACTCCAGTTTAAGAAAGCCACGAGGGCAGGGGCAGGGACTCAACTGCGCCAAACAGAGGCGCAGCATTCAGTGTGACGGCTGGACGGCCATCGGATTCGGGGACGACGGTGAGCTTGCCGGCCATCTTGACGACGTAGTCAGTCTCCATCGTCTTGAGTTGCCGGTCAGTCAGTTGCACCTTGGTGCCATCGCGCTTCTCCCAAGTCAGCTTCTCAGCCTTGGCCGGGGTCACCAGCTTCGTCTCGTAGATTGCGCCCTTGGGAATGCCCATCTTGATGAGCTTCTCGGCCATCTGCTCCTCGGGCAGCGCCCAGGCGCGGGAGCCGCGACCGTGAACCAGCTTGAGGCCGGGGATGGACTGGCCTGCCTCCAGCCGGCGCAGGGCTTCCTTCTCCACGCCCTCGAGTAGCTGACGCATGAGCGGTGCCGCCTCCATGATCTGTCTGATCTGGGCGTCATCCATTGTCGAGGGGTCTTTGTCGGCGCTTTGCTGCGCGACATCGAGGGGCTGCGTTACTGTGGGTTGGAACATGATTCCGACCTCCTTCATTACGTTACTTGCAAGAGCGGCGCAGGAGCCTTTGGCTTTGCAAAATTTACATTGACTGTCACCCGGTACAAGCGGCGCGTCTGGTCGATCAGTGGCAGCGGCTTGACCCACCAGTGTACCAAGATTTGCCAGCATGTCACTGACCGACACCTCATGCGAGGTGATCGGCTTCATGCCCTTGAGCGCCAGCTTAGGCTGGATGATGGTCATGCGGATCGTGCTGATCGGGTAGTTGCCGTTGACGGGCAGCTTGTAGCCTGCCAGCACCCCGTAGGCGTACTGCTCAAGCTGCATGTTGCCCTCGGCCTCAACCACGCCCATGCCGTCCTTGTAGTCGATCAATTCGATCCAGTCAGGGCCGATGATCTGGCAGTCCACGGTGCCCGACAGGTCATCGCGGCCCAGCAGATGCTTAGGGTCCACGCGCTCCTCGGAGATCACCTTGAGCATCCCGCCCATCGAGCGCTCGCGGATGTACTCGATGGCGGTCTTAACCCGGGCGGCGCGGTCAGCGTCCACCTTGAACTCGCCATCGTCGTCAGCCATGACCTCACCGACCTGGGTAGTCGGGTCAATCAGGCCAGCGTCGATGCAGTGCTCAAGCAGCGTGTGCGAGTGGGTGCCGTCAATGGCAGCAGGCCCGCTGGTGTCGTCGGGGTACTTGGCCTCCTCGCGGATCGAGCCTGGGCACAAGGCCCAGCGATGCCGCTTAGAGGGTGACAAGTTGGCGTGGGTGCTCACTTGAGCGCCTCAACACCAGCGAACAGAGCGCCGTAGTGCTCGGGTTTGACATCGTTGATGTTGCCGTAGCCCAGGTTCGTCAGGACAGTCTGGATCTGGGCACCCTTCTGAGGGCCAAGCGCCTTGTAGGACGACATGACGTAGTCAATCAGCCCCTTGGGGTCGATGAACGGTGCGCCGGCGGGGGCTGGTGCAGGGGCTACGGGTGCGAAGCTGGGCGGCGCGGGCATTGCCACCACTGGAGCGGCCACTGGGGCTGGTGCAGGCACAGTCAGCGTCACAGGGGCAGCGGGTGCTGCGGTGGTGATGACTTGCGGCGCAGGGGCTGCTACATTGCTGGACTCCAGCTTCGCAGTCAGGGCGATGACAGCGGCGGTCAGGGCTTCAATCTTGGATTCGAGGGACATACAGTGACTCCTTACGAGGGTTGGGTTGGATTACAAGTCGATCATCAAGAAAAGCCTCGATGAGTTCACGCAAGACATCGGACGGTTTCCCGTAGCGTTCTGCCTTGCGATTGAACGCGGTGCGGACACGCTGGTTGACCCGTAGAGTCATGTGCGTGTCAAAGGGTTTGGGTGCGGGCATTTGAAAAAATCTCCGTTGCGTATTGCAAGTGTAGCACACCCGTGGCACAATGCAATACGTCACGCAAAATATTTTTTTGGAGCAGGAAATGACAAGCGCAAAAAGAAACGCCCCGGGGGTTAGCCGGGGCGCAAGAGATGGAGACAGGAGATGGTCGGCAACTGCAATCACCAACGGGCCGAGTATATGACAGCGGTTCAGTCAGTGCAACAACACCCAGCATCGGTCGATGCGTACATCCGGCACGGCTGGAGCCTTGTGCCCATCCCCCCGGGCACCAAGGGGCCGACGGGCGCTGCTGCCGTGGGCTGGAACAAACGAGAGCGGTGCCTGAAGGACCAGACCCAACTGCCCCAGGGCTACGGCATCGGCCTGGCTCACGCGTACAGCGGCACAATGGCCTTCGACATTGACAATTGGGACGCCACGGTAGCCCAAGGGATCGACCTCGACGTACTCTACGCTGCCCCCGATGCGGTGGTGATCAACAGCGGTCGCCCGGGCCACGGCAAGCTGCTCTATCAGATGCCTTTCGGCATGGCGCTACCATCGAAGAAGATCATTGTCAATGGTCAGACAGCCTACGAGCTACGCTGCGCCACGGCCAACGGGTTGACGGTGCAGGACGTGCTGCCCCCAAGCATCCACCCCGACACGCGCCAGCCCTACCACTGGGCCGGGCTGGGTCACTGGATGCGCCTGCCGACGATCCCGCAGCAACTGCTGGACATCTGGCAGGAACTGCTGGCGCAGGACAAGGAGCGCACCATCGCCACGGGCGAGCAGGTTGACGCCTCGTGGGAGGAGATACGCCAGGCGCTCGAGGCCATCCCTGCCGACTGCGCCCGCGAGGAGTGGATCAACGTGGGCATGGCGCTGCACTGGGCCGGTACCCAGACCGAGCAGCTTGAGCAGGCGCTGCAACTGTGGAACGAGTGGAGCGCCCAGTCCGCAGCCAAGTACCCGGGCGAGCGGGGCATCATCACCCAGTGGGTGAGCTTTCGTAACGACAAGGCCACAGCGGTCAAGCTGGGCACGCTCTTTCACATCGCCAAGCAGCACGGGTGGGTCAGGCCCATGCCCGATGCGGCTCAGTTGTTCAGCAAGGTGGAAACCCCACCAATGGCCCCGGTCGATGTGCTCCAGGGGCTGCGACCACCCCCGCCCGAGATGGACATGGGCCTGTGGCCGTCGGTTCTGCAAACACGGGCGCTGGAGATATCCGACAGCGTAGGGTGTGACCCTTTGGTCCCTTTGTTCGCTGGGTTGAGCGCTGTCTGCGGGGTAGTTGACGCCCGCATCCGGCTCGAACTCATGCCAGGCTTTCGCGTGCCCCCGGTGCTCTGGCTTATGACCCTGGGCGATCCAGCCGACAAGAAGTCCCCAGGATCGCGTCCCATGCTGGCATCGCTCAAGGACATCGAAGCAGAGGACCGGCCACGGTATCAGAAGGAACTGCTCGACTGGGAGGGCAAGGAGGCAGCGTACGCCAGCGCCAAGAAGTCGTTTCTCGAGTTCTCGGCCAGCCCCGACGCCCTGCTCGGGGGTCAGCCCCCAGCGGTGCCCGAGATGCCACCGCAGCCCGTGCCGCTGAAGATCACCGTCTCCGACATCACGAGCCAGAAGCTCGTGCGCTCGGCGTCTGAGCGGCCCCGGGGGCTGCTGTGCCACCTCGACGAGATGAACTCATGGATCAGGAAGCTGACAGACAAGACCAGCGGGGAAGACCGCTCTGCGTGGGTGGTGTCCTACGAGAGTGAGCGCTATGAGATGGATCGCGTGGGCGCCGGGGCCATCCACTGCGAGAACCTGGCTGTCAGCATCTACGGGAACATCCAGCCGACAGTTTTTAAGCAAAACCTGGCCTCTCTCGCAGCGGATGGCCTGTTGCAGCGGTTTATACCAGCGATCCTACGCAGCAGCAAGACGCGCCTGGGTAACCCGGTGCCCGAGTACATGACGAGCGCCCAGGCGTGGGAGAACACGCTGCGCTTGGTGTACGCGCTGCCCCCGCAGACTTACAAGCTGTCGCTCGAGGCGTACACCGCCTATCGGGATTTCCAAGCATGGTACGAGGGGGCCAAGCAGGACGAGCGGCTGCTCAATGCGTCGAGTGAGTACATGACGGCCTTCGGTAAGCTCGAGGGCACTGCGGGTCGCCTCATCCTGCTGATGCACCTCATGGAGAACCCGTTCAGCCCCAGCGTGGATGCAGCCATCGTGGGGCGCGTGGTGGCACTGGTCAAGGGGTACATTATCCCCGCGTTCCGTTACGCCCTGGGCGAGCTTGCCGGGGTGCTGGACGACAGCTTCGACCAGTGGATGACCGACTACATCATCCAAGTGAGCAGCGAGACTCAGATGGTGGATCTGCGGAGCCTCAAACGGTCAGCCCGCCGGCGCCTAGAGGGCAAGACCGAGTGGCAGAAGGATCAGATGGTGCTCGATGCCATGTACACGCTCGAGAAGGCCGGCTGGGCGATGCAGGTCGAGGAGAAGATGACCAAGCACCATGTGGTCTGGGCCATCAACCCGAGCATCGCCACCATGTTCCGCGATCACCGGGAGAAGGTCATCAAGGCCAAGCAGCGCCATGCGGACTATATTTACCGCTACGCCACGGCCAAGGGGTACGAGCGCAAGCTGGTCAAGGGGTATGACCCCGAGTCGATGGAGTGATCGACCGGGACTTTTCCTACGTGAGCAACTAAGTCAGCCGGGACTTTTCCTACGTGAGCGTTTGACCGGGACTTTCTCAACGTGAGCAACTGGCCCGGGCGCCGGCTCAAGGGCGCCCAGCAGAGCAGGGGCCAGGGCATCAAGCATTCCCAGCACCTCGAGCAGTCGCACCGCGGCCGCATTAGGTGCCCGCTGGCCCGCGGTCCACTTGCGAAGGGTGAACACCGGCACCCCCAGTAGGTCAGCGGCCCGGGTTTCGGAAAGCCCCCGGCGAGCTATCAGGGCTAACAGATCAGCAGAGAATTGTTTGTTGGTCATATCAGGGTCCAATGGGAAAGCCCCCGGGATTGACCGGGGGCATAGGTTACAGGGTTACAAATCAAGTAGGTAGACGATCAAGCCTGCTAGGCATAGTCCGGTCAGATAGGTTAAAAAGATCAATCGGTGTTCCCTTCGCCCTTTTCAATAGCCGCGAAAATGACGGACTGGTCATAGTCTGAAGTGACAGACGGGGTTGGGTAATGTCCGGCCAGCCGCTCGAAACAATCATAAAAAAATTGTCTGTAGGCATCAGCGGGTCCGTTATCACGCTCCCAGCGGGCCAGCGAGTCATCAGCGGCCTTATCTTCGAGTTCTTCAAGCTCGCGGGCCAGTGCATCGCGTTCAGCCTCAAGGGCGGCGATGCGGGCGAACAGTTCAGCGGCCATTGTGAAACCCTCAGCATAGGCGATGCGTTCAGCGTCGGCGGCGGGCAGTGTCAGTAGGTCAATCATGGTTCAATTCTCCCGCTGATTTTTCAATTGCTCAATTTCTGCGATGGCATCGCCTAAAGCCCGCCGTAATGGTGTTGTCTCCTTTGGTTTTTGTGCTTCGCCCAGTACCCGGGTAAAGCGCTCGAGTCCTACACGGTTGACAACGGTATCCAGATCAGCCAGGGCAGCGGCCCGGGCCTGCGGGACCGTCAGATTACGCGATGCGACCGGCAAACCCTTGTAAGTGGCGATTACCCGGCAAACCCGATACCCGCTGACCGGGTCCGAGACAATCCAGTCACCCTTACCGGCCAGCACTGGCTCCCGGTGCAGGGCTAGGCGCCAGGCATCGGACCCCCGGATGAAAATAATCGGGTGATACGGGATATCGTCCGACTGCACGCCCCCGGGCAGTGCGATCTTGAATGTTTTCTTCATGGTTTTTCCTTTCAAGCAGCAAGCCGCAGATTAATTACACGGTGACGCGATCCATGAGCGGGAAAGCCCACAATAGTGTCCCGCTGACGCTGGCACAGCTGGCAGGTGGCGCAGGAAACATCGGCCCGCTGGGTCGCAGGGCATACCACCACACGGCGACCCGCTGGGGTTACAGTATTTTGCGATTGTGTGCTGGGCAGCACGACGACAACAGGCCCGGCCCCTGTATCGGCCAGATAATCCGCATCGGTCAAATCATTGGCGCTCAAGTTGACAGTGAACCCCCATGCATTGGCATGGCGAATCCACCCTAGGCTAGCCCGGTCCCGATGGTGCGAGTAAGTAAACCCGCGCTTACCCCGGTTTGCCGCTACCAATTGACCCAGTTTGACCGCATCAACAGTGCCGCCCACTTGCGGCAAATCGCCGGCTTGATTGTGGCGCCACAGTTGACCGTCGGGCAGGGCAACAATCGATTGGCAAAACCGGCCCCAGTCAGTGCCGCGCGTGCCGGCGCTGACCGCTGCCCAGTGCAGCGCCAGCGGCCCGGATGCGGCATAGCATTCTGAGCGCATCGCGCAGTCTGAGGGGCACGAATCGCGCTCAGTGGTGCTTACGGGTATCGGGCCAGTTTTGGCATTGGCCGATTTGAGGGAAAGGTGTACTTGCATGGTTTCAATCCTTTTACGGTTACGGGTTACAGGGAAAACAAAAAGGCAGTGGTCAGCCACAGGGCGCCGACGGTAAAGAATGCGCCGACGACGAAAAGCATCGGATGCGGGTTTTTCTCGCGGGTCCGGGGGTTCAATTCGAGATAGTGCTGGGTGTGTTTGCTCATAGTTACGGTCCTTTCACGGGTTACGGGTTACGCGTATTTTTTGATAAAAGCTTTGAGCTGCCGGACCTGCTTGCGCGCCCATTGGCGCTGATCTGGCCCCTCATCGCCCCGCAGGGCTTCATTGTTTATGTGACCCTCGTTTGGATTGATGAAAAGCCCTAGGACATATCGGGCTTCGGAAACTATTTCCTCAGCACTGTAGTCTGTTACTTGTTTTTTATCATCATGGGAGATATTGCCTAAGTTGTAAGCCAGCTCATCGATTTTCGTCGCGTCCGTGTAAATGCTCATGGTTACGGTCCTTTCAGGGTTACGGGTTAACGGGTTGCGCGATAAGCTGCGCGAGCTTGAATGGCTGTTGTGCTTGCCGCCCAATAGGCGGCATAGGTTGCGTCTGTCGGGTTGCGCTTATAGGCGCGCAGGGCGCGGTCTGCTGCGCGAATTGCGGCTGTGTAGGCTTTCATGGTTGCGGTCCTTTCGGGGTTACGGGTTACGGTGCATCTAATGTAACCCAGTGGGTTTGCCTTGTCAACCCCTTCGATGAAATAACCCACTAAACCCAGTGGGTATTGCTTTACTGATCCGCTGGGTCATATCTGGGCAAGTGGTGACAACTGGCCCTTTTATCTCAGGGGGTGGATTCTGGGAAAACTGAAAATAGGTGCTCTTCGAAAAAAGTGCTAATTCGGGGGGTCGCCTGCGCGAAAGGCGCAACTGTCACAATCGCCCCTAAAAACCCGCTGGGTGACCCTGAATCGGGGTTTTCTGGCCCACTGGGTCAAGTTAGC